ATGGTTTGACTAGCTATAATTTAAAATAAACTTTGACGTTCTGTTTAGTTTTCAAAGAACTTCTCACATCGCTTTGTTTTTTTGCGACTTAAGTATAATAACATCTTTACTTTAACAAGTCAAACTTTTTTTGATTTTTTTTGTCATTTCTTGTTGTCACTTTGAACAGCTTTAACATAATATCATGCTTTTCTTTTTTCGTCAAACTTTTTTTTTAAAATTAGTGATCGTTTAATAAGAAGCACAGCAACTAACTTTTAGTGATTAAGTAAGTGCCTCCAGATTATGTCTAGAAAAAGCATCACCCCTAATCAACTATTAAAATTATGCCTAATTTTTTTCATTCTTATACAACATTTTTATCATTTAATTAAAAGTTTTTTTATTAATAATGTTGAATCACTTACTCCACATAGAAATACATTCTCATCTACAAAACAAAATACTTTCGTAATTTTTTAAGACGAGTACTTGGACAGCCCTTGAGTTTCAAATATTTATGGCCAACTCAACATAGTTTTCTAATTCATAAGAGAATAAGATACCCTATAATTAAGAACGTATCTAATAAAACGCTAAAAGCTATCATGAGTAAAAAGTAGCCTATTTAAAAAACAATCCCTCAAATGGGAAGTAATACTAGACGAATACATTGTTTTCTTATGTTAATGAAAAAAGTTTGTTAAGACTTCTACATAAAAGGTAGTGTCTAACAAATTTTTTGATGCATTTACAGGGAAAGTAACAAATTTTACTAATCACTAGATTGGTGAATCGCTAGCGATCATGGTTTTTTTTACAAATGGCAAACTAAATCCATCTACAAAGGATGTGATATAAATTTTGAAATGATCTTTGATAAACAAATGATTAATAGCTTCCGGTATTTTATCAAACTCTCTACAATTGAATGAATTTTTACAACGTTAATATTCTTCAATCGCAATAAATCTCTCTTCTCGTATCTGGTTTTCTTTCGTATCCATTTTATCAGCGACCCTGTAAGCAATAAATTCATAAAGTTCCTTGATAGAATCTTGTAAATAGTTTTTAAAGTCTATCATCTAGTCCTTGTTTCCTTTCTTAAAATTAGCTAGGTTTTGGCTGGCTATCAAAAAAATTTAGAACATTTAAATAGTTATAATACTTGTAGCTCTAAAATATGGCTTTTCCTTAGAGAGCTTCCAATTTCATCAGCCAGCTCTCTCGTTATCTCCTGGGAAGGCATACAGTAGATGACTTTCCAATACTACGGGTTTTCTTCAATCCAATAAATTAAGTTTTCTCTGTTATTCAACTCAATTAATCTAGAAAAGGCTCTTAGGTATTTAGCACGCATATCCAATTGCTCCACCCGTTCTTCATATTTTTTACACTGACATTTCATAAGTTGATACCTCCTTTTAAATTAACCTTGCACCGTTAAATTAACACATCTTATTCCCTTTGACAACCAAATACGGTTAACATCTTTACGATAATGCACATATACTAAACTTAACTGTACAAGGTTAAAGGAGAATGTTTATGACTTATTCAAACGTTATTGTTAAAAGGCTACTAGATTTAGGTGCTGAACGAGAGATATCCATCAATAAGCTAGCAACTTTATCTGGTATTACACAGTCTACTGTAGATAATATCATGAAAGGGAAAACAAAGAATCCTAAATTAAAGACATTACATAAGTAAGCCATTGGCTTGAGAATGACTGTTTCTAAATTATTAGACTTTCCTGAAATGAATGAAACGCCTTTTGATGATGATTAAAAACAAAAAGTGATGGTATATTCAATATAAAGTCTAGTATTTTAATCAAGACTATATTGTTGACAATCTCATTTACTATCTTTGTTAACCATTACGGTTAACATTATGTTTGTAAAATAGATATACTCAGCATAACTATACAAGGTTGAGGAGAATACTTATGACTTATTCGGACATGATTATTAAAAGGCTATTAGATTTAGGTGCGAAACGAGAGATATCCATTAATAAGCTAGCGACATTATCTGGTATTACACAGTCACTGTCGATAGTATTATGAAAGGGAAAACGAAGAATCCTAAGTTAAAGACTTTACACAAATTAGCCATTGGCTTAGGAATGACTGTTTCTGAATTATTAGACTTTCCTGAAATGAATGAAACAGCTTTCGATGATGAATAATTATTAAGTTAGCTCAAACTAAATCTAAATGCCATAAAATATTAGCTTTACCATTTAAGTTTCAGAATGTAATTTATTAGCTATAAATGACATTTGACACTACTTTTTACTTGAACAAATGTTATATCGTTTGGTTAGACAATAACTTTCTAAATACTTAATGATTAAGAAGGTACTCCAATTTATAATTTAAAATAACAAGATTTAGAATTAATTAAAGAAAATTAAAAGCACCCCCTTCGGTAAGACCCCATTAAAACACTAAAAAACTGAATTTTCTTAAGACAGCAGAATGAAACTGCTGTTTTTCTTGTACAACAGGTAGTTGGTCTCATCCTAAAAAAGTTGTTTTTCGCTCTACGATATAAAAACAAACTAATTGACAGATGTAAAAATATATTTATTGTCCTATATATTGCAACTATATAATTTAATAACATACACCTCTACATACTTAAGCCCAAGTATAGATGAAGTTAATATTGGGTGCTAAAGTTAAATATATGAAAAGTTTCTTTAAAAAAAACATGAATGTTATACCAAGCATTAATTGGTACTGCTTTTCTCCAAAAATTTATCTTGATCGTAATTAGCTTAAACTTGATCTGTTATGAAGAGTATAAAACATAGACCATTCATATTAACCTAGGGCCAATTTTTGTTTTTAAAGATATTAAGTAAATTTAGCAAATTTCCGTCATAAAAAGCTAACTTTTAAATATATTGTAAAAAAGGGAAAGTCAAACTTTAGTAAAGTAGTGACAAACAGATTAACTTAAAGTCCCTTACTACTTTTAAACCGCAAGCAAGAAGGTCTTTTGAAGCCAAACCACAAGGAGGTCACCCGATGATCAAAACCACGACCACGTTAACGTGTCATTTTAAAGATAATTTAGGGAATCAACGTTCTCTAACTGTTGATCAACCGAGAGAAAATCTAACGAAAGAGGAGATTCAAGCTTTTATGACATATGCCATTGAGGCGGATATTTATCACCCAAATTCTGAAGACGTTCAAATCGCTTTAGCTTCTGTTAGTGGGGCAACCCTCACTAGAAGAACTGTGGAGACCATCGAATTTCCTTAAGGAAGTCAGTTGTTATAAATCATACCTAAGCTAAGACTGGATTTAACGATTGAGGAGGGTTTGTAATGATGAAAAGAAAGATCGTGTTACGATTCATTTCGGGTGCCGATGAGTTTAATAATTACCGTTATAAAAAGAAAACTATCAAAAACATCCGGCTGGATGCCAGCGATGATCAATTAAGAAGATTTATTGACCATTATTGCTCCCTCACGGCTTACCCATTAGCAGAAGCGGTTATTGTGGATGAGCGGGTGTTAGTGATGGATACAGAGGAAGAGGAAATCTTACTTGAAACCTCGGAAGAAGCACCAGAAACAGTTAGTCACGAGGAAAGTGAGGACATTTTTAAAAATGGGGTAACGAGGGCCTCGCTTCAAGAAGGCGAGACCCTTTTAGAAAATACAGAGCCTCTTTTCACCACATCTGAAACACGAAGCAAGCAAGACCATGCTACTCAGTCAGCCTCGTCAACAGTCACCTCAATCTCTTGCTCAGAAAAAAACAACGGGTTAATGAAAAAAGCTCTCACCTCTATTTCAAATAAGCCACATCCCTTTTCAGAACTTCCCCCAGACTCCTTCCAAAATGGAAAGGCTCCTATGTCAAAAGCTATTTCAGCTTCAGTCAATGAAAATCAAGAACTTTTAACACCCAAATTTGTCGTTAAAAAACGTTCGGTTGCCGAAGATAAAAAAAATTTAGACCTCAAAATACAAAGCCTACTAACTCCCCATACGAAATATGAAAAACTTCCGGTCACTAAAAATAAAAAAAGAACAGACATAAAAAAACAGAGTCCTCCTTTAGAAACCCCTTTTATAGAAGAAGAAGTCATTGATGCCAGTGAAGCCTCTACAATCGCGTACTTACTCGCTCTGGCATTAAAAGGCGATAGTGAATCACTTGGTGAAACCGATCAGTCATTAATAAAATCCAAATCCCCACCCCACCTAGAGCTGCAGGCGTGGTGCTTAACCCAAGAAGAAGAACCCCCATTATCCATCGAGGAAATTCCGTTATCTAAGGGCTTTTATAAACCGCCAAAGAAAAAACGAATGCATCCTCCAAAGGGTACAAAAACGAAACCAGCAAAGAAGAAACGTTAATTAAGCTTATCCAGCTGTAAAGAATTTTATAGTAGTTTTTCATTGTAACACTTGGATCTGTTTAAGCATTAACTCCGCTTACAAGGGTACTTGTTGTCTTATTATTCATGGAGTCATCAGCTAGACCTATGCAAGTTACATTCTTTATCGTTTATAAATTGGGTAGATTCCAAGAGCTTTTAAATTGTTTTTTGTTGAGGTCTTTTTTCCCCCTTAGTTACCTTGGCTCCTTCGTTTAATGATGTATCAACCTGATCAATTTTCACGCTTAAGGGTCTGGTTGTGATTAAAAATATTTAAATGTTCCACTCATACTACGCCTAACAGAAAACATCTACGAGGGAGTGTAGATACCGTTTTGTTGATTCTGTTCAAACCATACCACTTATTATCTTAAAGCTGGTAAGATAAAAAAAAGATACTTGTTAAGAAAATAACTCTCTTCAAATATCTTTGTCTTATTCATTCTAATGGACTTCAGGACTATCCATGTCGTCTGAAATTATGGAGTCTAACTCACTTTTTAGCTTCACCACTTCGTTTTTCAGCTCGTTTAGTACGCCTAATATGGCTTCGTCTTGATTCGTAATGGTGATTAGCTTTCCGTTTTCGAACTTTTTTCCAATACAGGTGGGATAATCGGCGTAGTCAAGCACCACTTCATTAGCTTTTAAAAGGATTTGATCCTCTTTAACACAACGTTCTGCCGAAACAACAAAACCCCCTTCATCTAATAAAGCGTGTACTACAAACAAATCTTCATACGCTTCTATTGATTTGTAAAAGCGTCCTCGAAAAATATAGTGATTAGGAAGTACTTCATCACACCAAGGTTCATCCGTTATATCTAAATTTAACAGATAAGGATTTGCTTTTAAATAATCCTGAGGTAGTGGTAGTCCTACCTCTTCCCCGCCTGTAAACTGCACGACATCATCTATTATTTGTGCATAAACTTTTGTTTTCATCTTTAGGTTTCCTCCTTTACCATTCAATTAAAACCATCCCATTGGTGCCATTATTTATCGTTGAAGTACTTGAACCGTTACCACCTCTGCCATAATTGTGAAAAATAGTGCGTCCGCCACGACCAGCAGATATATCCGGTGCCCCACTACCCATTCCACCGCTGCTTAAGATGGTACCCATGCCATTGCCACCACTCCTATTGTCAGTAGCTCCCAAGGTCGCTTGCATAAATCCCCCTGTATACCTTCTATCTTGGGAATTGCTGGGAGCCACCACCCCTCCGGTGATCCCGCCAGAGTTTCCACCGGCACCACATCGGGATCCGTTACCGTTTCCGCCATTACCTCCAGCTGCAAGGGTTAGATTAGCCCAGATGAGGTTAACATTACCGCTCATATTAGGAATGACAAGCGTACTATTCGGTGTGACGGTTACCGGAACTCGTAAACAAGCTTCTCCTGCACCTCCACCCCCTCCCGTCCCTCCAGATCCACCAACACCACTACCACCATTCCCTCCACGAGCGCAAGCTGATACAAATACGTTGGTGATTCCTTCCGGTACAATAAAACTACCCGCTTGCGTAAACAACTGAGCTCGTGTACCTACCCCCACCATACGATCTGCCACATCCTCAGCTAGTTTGTTTATGGTGATGGCTCCATTTTTAATTTTGCTTGTCGATATTGACTGATTAGCAAGTTTTCGGGTAGTAACTGAACCCTTTGCTAGTTTTTCAGTGGTGATTGCCTCAGCCTCTATCTGATGCTCACCAATTTTTAACTGTTCAAATCTTTCATTAAAAGATTGATGTGAGACAAAACCGTCAAAAGCAAAGTTTACATCAATACTGGCTTGTTCTTGATTCGTAACGAAAAGGGCAAGCTCATGTAAATGAATGGTATCAGCTACTTCTAGATTAAGGGGAGGCGGTAAAATATTGTCGGTATCTTCGCCCTCGATCCAAGCATAAGCAAAAAAAGTCTGATCGGCATAAAGACCAATTTCTCTAATGGGAACGGGCTCTATTAATCCATTATTTAAGGTTTGGATGGAAACTTTAAGGAGACTAGGGTTTCCTTCAATAAACGCTCTGTCACCTAGTTTGGTATTTACTTCTACTGGCGATACGAGAGCCGTTATTTTGTTTTTATCTTCTGCTTCGGATACACCTTCTCCCATAACGACTGAGTCAATCGTTACTGTTTCACTTTTTGCAAGTGCTTGCGTGAGTAAGATGGCTCCGGCATCTGTTAAGATGGTTTTAAATCTTGCCATGGTCATTCCTCCTATTCATTATAGTTAGGTGCTTAGTTCCTGTTTTTGTAATGGCAACGGGGGTTATTTGTAATTCAATGCTTACTTTGGGTCTTGCCATTGGGAGTGTGAGATGGGTATTCATAGTTCTTACGAGACTTGTAGGCGTTACCCTCAGTTGTAATGCTTGTGTGATTACTCGGTTTCTTGCTTCTGGTGTGGTTAAATGTTTAGGGAACATTTTCGATAGTCCTACTGGAGTGATAACGGCTTTTTCTGAGGTAAAAATAACAGCTCTTCTGACGATTAAGGATAGATTAGCCGGGATCATTTCTCTTAAAAAGGTTCTTAAATCATCGATTAATCCTAAATGATCGTGGATGATTTGGATGGTTAGTAATTGGTGTTCATAATTAAGACCGATCTGATGATTACCTTCACCCACACGGTCGTTTAATACATTTTCTAGCCAGCGCTGACTTAATGGCGGTTTCATGGCTAATCGAAGCAAAACGATAGCTTTTCGATAATCTAAGCTTTGAGTGGCTAAGTCGGGACGTATGTTTAAAAGTGCTTCCCACCGTCCCAGTCTTTGATGATCTGCTGTTTCAATAAATTGATTTTGATCGACCTCTTTTAAACTTTGCCAAAGCTGTTCTATCTCTGGTTCTTGGGCTTGCGTCAAAAGATTCATTTCGTGAACTTTTTCGTAATAGTTAGGTAAGTAGTTCATTAACGGTTTCATTGATTTTTATCACACCCTTTACCGATCTTTAATTTTCTGCACACATTACCATCTGAACTTTATCAATTTCCACTGCTTCCTGGTTTAATCTGACAGACTGGGTTATTCATCTTTTAAAAACAGAGGCTAGGTTTTATTCCAAAAGTGACTCATCGTTTGTTTGTTGATCCCCACCCCTTTTTTTAGCTCTTTTTTTAAAAGAAAGTCGCTGGATAAGAGAACGGTTTTTCTCAGCTTCTAAAATTTGTACTTTTTTTGATAATTGTTGAATGGCTCCGATTAGGGGAGCGATAAATTCTTCATAGGTTAGAGAATAGAGATCATCCCCGCCATTGACAGCATGGTCTTTAAAGCCACAAAAATCAAAGCCCATTTCATCGGCGACGGCTTTAACTTGTTGAGCTAGGAGTCCATTATGAAAGCGATTATTCGTTTTACTGCCATCTTTTTCTAACCAAACTCTAACAAGCTTTACTTCTCGAACTTTTTTAATCGCTTCATCTGTTAGTTCAATGGTAGGGTAAAATGCCTTATATTTTTCTAGAGCTTCCTTACGACTTTTTAAATCAACACTTTTAATAATCGTTCTATACGGGTCTTGGACTGATCTTACATCAGATTCACAGTCAGTTTCTGGCCAGAGTTCGATAAATTCTAGCTCGTCGTTAATACAATAAACTGGGATTTCACGGACTCGATGTTGTTTGGTATAGTTATCTAACCCACCATATTCTCGGTCTGTTATTTCTTCCCATCTGGTGTAATCTGAACGAAAATCAAGCTTATACTGTTTAGGTTCGATTTTATTTATAAACTCTAATGTATCATATTTTAAAGAGGTAATTTCTGTTTTATCTCTTTTATCAGAGATTACGGATAAAGATCTATATGCCATAGGTGTCCCTGTCGTCCCTGTTAATAAAGCTTGATTACTCGTGGTTGTAAACTGACTGGCTGATGTTTTAGCTGTCCAGCTTTCACCATGTGTAGATTCACAGTTAGAACCGATTGCTGTTGACTGATGCATTGTAGCTCGAGCCCAATCCCCTATTGCTAGTGAAGCAGTTCCTAATGCTTGAGTCCCACAACCAAGTGCCGTTGACTGCTGTGCTGTAGCTTGGGAACTACTACCTATCGCAGTTGTAGAATTACCTGTAGCTTGGGAACTACTACCTATTGCTACTGAATGGTCGAGTCTTGAAATGTTAGCAATTTTATCTGCTGTAACAGTATTATTTGTAATTTTTGCACCTGTTACCGCTAAGTTTGCGATTTGATTGGTTCCGACTGCGTTGTTGGCAAGTTGAGTTTGGGTGATAGTGGCATTTGCGAGTTTGCTTCCGGCAATGGTTGTATTGGCGATATTGGCATTGGTGATGGCTAGATTTGCTATTTTGACGCCGGTGACCGACCCATTCACTAGTTGGTTGGTTCCAACAGCGTTAGTGGCTAGCTGGGTTTGGGTAATGGTGGCGTTGGCGAGTTTACTACCGGTGATGGTTGTGTTAGCAATTTTTATATTGGTGATGGCGTTATCCGCTAGTTTAGGGGTGGTGACGGCGCCGTCTGCTAACTTTAAGGTGGTGATCGAACCGTCGGGGATATCTTCTGGTTCAACACCTGTATTTGAATTCCAATGATCTTTTTCTGCTTGAGTCACGTGGATGCTAGTGTCACTCAAGTGTTGTTGAGTAACTGCTGCAAAGTCATCAATTATATCCATATTGTCATTAATGACCATGATATCAGCCGCGTCTTCATAACTCGGCTGATTTAATTTTAGCTGTTTCGTTTGATTCATCACCCGTTAGCTCCTCCTCATTTTTAAAACGATAATTTTTAATTGATTGCCAGGTGTTTAATCCTTGCTCTGTTTGATTGTTTAAGACATTATTCCAGATCAGGTAGTCTGATTCTACGACGTCACGCCAAAGGGTGTAGAGTCCTTCCATAACAAAATTTAAATGAGCGGGGATTAACTGGCGAAAATAGTCAGTTAATTCAGTAATGAGACCCAATCGGTCATTGGTTAACCTAATTCTTAATTCATAGCGTTCCGGGTTGAGGTTTAAGATAAAATGCCCTGCGCCGACTTGTTCTTCTAGTTGCCACTCCAACCACCGAAAGGTCAGGGGTGGAGTGGTTCCTAGGCGTAATAAGACGACTGATTTGCGATAAGCTAAGCTTTGATTCGCAAGGTCGGGGCGAATTTTTAAAAGCCCTTCCCACCGTCTCAGTCTTTGAGAATCTGCTGTTTCAATAAATTGATTTTGTCTGATTTCGTTTAAGCTTGCCCAGAGCTGTTCAATTTCTAGTAACTTGACCTGAGTTAAAAGATTCATTTCAAGCACTTTATCATAATAGTGCGGTAAATAATTCATCAGCTTATTCATGGAATTGCACCTGTCCCATAACTGGGATTTGATCGTTTTCCAACACTAAATTTTGTGCTTGTTCATTGATGGTAATCACTTTAATATCTTCAATACCCGGAATGCTAATAATGGATGAGATTAATTGCGCTAATCTGATGTTTAGCTGATCTTGATGGGACCAAACTTGTCGAAGACCAAATAAATAGTTTTCGATAACGGCTTCGATGTCGTCTGCGACTTGTCCGATGGTGATGCCACTGGACAGCCATAAAGTAAGGTCTAAGTTAATCTCGACTTCTTCCACACCCAAAACAGTGACTAAGTGACCGATGGGGGCAATTCCTTTGCCTTGTTGAGCGAAGGGAACAGGGTCTAAAATTTCTTGAACGCTTTCAATCAGATGGGTAGAAGGCGTTAGGTACCTGCTGTCAATGATGACGACTTTTACAGTCCCGCCCCCATTCCATGCGGGGTATATTTTACAATCCCCGACACCTTCGATACTTCTCGTTTTTAGTTTATAATCGTCTATATTGCCTCCGAAAGGCGAGGTGTTAACATGCTCCTCATATCTTAGCCATAAACTTTCATCGCTCTCTCGATCTTCACCAGGAACGATGATTTCATCTAGCTCGGCTTGAGCCAAATGGCGAATCGGATCAACAGGTATCAGCCTTCCGAAGAGCTGATTCCCGACGACTCCGCCTTGTTCACATCGGCATTTATAATGCCCTTGTTGGAGGCGCTCAATGGCTGTATAGTTTACGGTGTCAATACTAAAGCGACTGCCGATGGGGATATCCATCAGCTGGTTGTGATTGTCTTTCATCGTCCCTAATCTAATGGCGTGAACAGGTTGGCGCCGATGGACGCCCATTTCGGCACATCTCATCTCTAACCATTGACCGTGAGCAGTTTGGGCGAACGTAAGGGTTAAAATCTGGTCAAGCTCGATATACATTTGAGCGAGTTCAGCACAAGCTGCAGCTAAGGCATCCCAAATCAGCGAGCCTTGGCGCTTATCCACCTGGCTGGGAACTGAACTTAAAGCTCTTTGCATAATGTCTTCGTAGGTTTGGTGTTCAAACATTTAAACGTCCACCTCCCGGCTTGCACTGAGGTTGCCATAAATGGTTTTAACATGAAAGCTAACGGCCAGAGTCGATTTTTGATCGGTGTCTTTATAGGAAAAATCAGTGACCTCTAGAATCCGATCATCGATGATTAACGCTTCTTTGATCCGTCTAGGTAGCTCGGCTTTGACATAGGGGATGGGCTTTCCCATCAGGTCAGCTAATTCAATCCCGTAGTTCCAATTATAAATTAAATATTGGTAACGCTCAGTATGTAAAATTTTATAAATGGTTTGTTTCATTGCTTCTAATCCGTCCACCCACTGTGTGATACGATCTCGTTTAAATTGAAATCCATATGTTTGGGTGGGGTGCGTGATGATCCGATAGTTACCGGTCGTCGTTTCTCTGCTGGGTATCAGCTTAATCACTTCCTAACCTGTCCATGATATAGTACTTTTGACCGCCTTGAGCTTTAACTAGTACGACCTTTTCACCGACTTGTAAGGCCTGATGGACGTAGAACAATTTTCGCCCCTCGTACTTGTGCTCGTGAGTTTCATGGCTGGCTTGTCCTGACCCTGTATAGGTATCCATAATCGTATGGGTGTGGTTATGAGGCTCGGTCACATGCTCAACGGTCATCTCGACTTGATAATCGGTGACATTTCTCGTTAAGATAAAAAATTTTTCACTTAACGTATGCTTTTGGTCGATATCGATTTGTAAAGGGTTAATACCAACCACGACACCGATGGCTACATTTGCCAACTGCATTTGGTTGATTTGTTCTTGTTGACATTTTTTTATGGTTTCGATTAAACTCATTGAAATTCACCTACTAACTCTAGTTCCATAATATGTTCATTATTTTTAATCAGATGAGTACACTTCTCGATGACTAACCAATGATTTAGGTTGATCTCGCCTAAATTGGGAATTTGGACTAAGAGCGATTGTCCAGCTCTCATGGTTGGATCACCAGCTAATTCGGTGACTTTTAAGGACCTGTGGATTCGATTATAAAGCGCCAATTTTCGTTGGACGAGGTTAATGACTTGCCCTTCGGTTAGATTTTCACTCACTTTCTCATGTTGTTGAATGATTCCCCATCTGTTCATATTGAGACTGTCTTTTTCAATAAACGTTTCTCTTCTGCCGATTTCTTCGTTGTCTCGGACTAATTTTATTTGATTAAAAGTTTGGGTTTCGATATCTATGGTGTAATCATAATCTATCAACGTCTGTTCTGTGGACAAAATTTTATCTTGTCTCATTTCTTGGATTGATTTCAACGTCAGACTACCTTCTTGATCGTAGAGCACAAATAACTGACCGGTATTAATAAGCGTTAAGTCTAAGGCGGTATAAATAATATCAATGAGGGTTTGAATATCTTCTTCTCGGCTAGGAATGACATAGCCTGTATTAGCTAGATGACCGATTTTTAGCTGAAAGTCTCCCGCTATTTTTTGAATGACTTGAGTCGCCGTCAGCTCTTCGTAGACGTAAGTTTCTTTATTTAATTTTAAATAAATGAGCTGGTCATAACAGGTGGTTTCAATAATTTGTTCTTTGGTGCGCTGTTTTTTAAACACGTATCCTTTAAACAGGTTGATTTCATCGATAATTAGATTGACTTCATCCCCTTCATGATAAGTTAAACCGGCGTGATTTAATAAGGAAATGGTTAATTTACCGCAACTGCCTTTTCTTGACGTTTCGCACTTTATTTGTCCTTGACAAAGCTGAGTGACATCAAGGCTGTTAATTGTTAGCTTTAACTCCATGTTCCACCCCTTTTCTTTTCTAGTTAAGGTAGACGTAACACTTGTCCCACTCTTAGTTGATTAGGATCTTGAATGTCATTTAAAGTCGCAATTTCTTTGTAGCGACTCCCATCATTTAACTGCCGTTTAGCGATGGCCCACAACGTATCGCCTGAAACGACGGTATACGTGGTGGGAATGCTTTTTTCTTCTCGCTTGACCTCTTCTGTTATCTCTGTGATACCGTCAACGACTGCTTGCACTTGTTGCACCTGAACCACTGGCGTTCGATGCTCTTTTAAGTTTAATTCAACTTGAACGTCTCCTTCAGCTCCTGCCTTTTCGAGGACTTGATAGTCTTCAATACTTACTTGTAGATTGGTTTCAAACAGATCGTCACCGCTTGTTAAGTTTCTAATAATGATAAGTCTAATGGGTGTTTTATTTTCTTTATAAGCTCTTAATTTAACGAGATAGTAGATGGGCATCTTAAAATCGTCTAAGGTGGCAAGGAAGGGATAGGGCTTACCTGGTAAGAGGATTTGAAAGGAAAAACTTCTTAAGCCGATTGCTTTTAAAAGATTGACTTCTCCCATTGAAACTAAGTCGACGGTGCTGTTTTGATTATTTACCTGGATCGATAGTTCCTGAGGTGGCAAGGGTAATAAGTCTTCATTTAAATAAAATTGATACATTTAAGCATAAACCCCCTCTGGATAGAGGAATAGTTCTTCTTCTACTTTTTCCTCTAAGCGATTTAAAAGGTCATCAATATCGGCTGCCTGATCGACTTTTTCAATGTGAACTTTAAGTTGAGGAACGATAGTGTTGGCTATCACATAATTGATTGCTTCTTTTTCGGCGATGTCTCTTAAATAGCGTAAATCTTCATCGGCAATATTCACTTCATTTGCCATTAAAGCGGTGTTATGAGCGGTATTCGCTCCGCTTCCTGAGATGTCGTCTAACACCTGTTGTTGTTGATTCAAGGCCCCTATTAGCGGGTTATTAAAGCCATTTCCATCGCTTTCATATTCAATGGGTGGTGGCGTGCTAAGCACACTTGAGACGTTACCAACAAAGTCGTATCCCCCCTGAAAGGCTTTTTCTAAGCTTAAATAATCTCGTTGCACGAGATCGAGCGGTTGGAAAAATTCTTCTGCCGGTCCAAATGTATTTTCTACCTTGGCGCTAAGTCCTTGGCGCCAATCACTGACAGCACCTGCTAGGTTACTATTAAAGACCCAATCGATTCCTTTAGCGAGGGTTTCTAAGATACCTAAAACGCTGTCGCCCATTTCGGCAAAGCGTCTCACGATTGTGGCTAAAGGGTCAGTAAATAAATTACCGAGAAAATTGGCAAAAAGGACAAATTCATTCCATAGTGTTTCAATGCCGATTAAAATAGAGTTGTAAAGAAAAATAAAGAGATTGGCTATGAAAGCCCCTATGACGGCTACGGCTCCGACGATGATTCCAGCCATATTTTGAGCCTCATCGGCCCAATTGGTAAATGTTTTAATCGCTAAAGCGACAAGCCCGATGATAAGTAGAATGGGTAAGATAATCTTAAACAAGAGGGCTAAGACTTTTGTTAGCATTATCTTTAATGCCCCGGCGGCAAGAGTAGCCATGCCTTTGGCTAAGGCAACGCCTAAGAGGACGGTTTTATAAACGGCAAAAGCCGAGATAAGCCCCCAGATGATCGGTTCAATGCGGGTCCAGTTATTAGCAAAGACGTCGTAGATGGCGGAGGCAACTTCGATGATTTGGTTGAAGCCTGCTATGAGAATAGGAAACACAAAGCTGGCAAAAAATTGCGCGCCTGCCATAATCATAACGCCTAGATTCGTTAACAGCTTTTCGATTTGTGGTAAATGGTCATAAAATAAAGTCGCCATTTGCAGGAGGGCTGGTTGCAACTGGCGTCCTATTCCTTCATAAATGTTAGTGAGTCCATTTCGGATCTGTTGCAGTCTGCCTGGAAGGGTGTTCGTTAACGCCTCTGACAGCCCACCCATTTGACTTTCAACCACATCGGTGATGACGGCAACACGTTCTAATTCGGTTCCTGTTTGTAAGATCTTTTTTTGAAGGTCGGTAAAGACAAAGCCGGCGCCCTCCATTTCGCTGAGGTTCCCATTTAAAGCCTTGCCTAAGCTTTGAGCATGTTTCGTCATGTCTTGATAGGTCGCCTTTACACCACTTAAACTAGCTGTCATCGTTGCTAAGGGATCTTTTAAAGCTTTAATATGATCTAATGAACTAACAAACTTCGTTAGCTCGGCGGTACTAGCGAGAAACATTTGATCAGAGAAGACAGTGGTTCCTTGTAACGCTTTAGCATGGGCGGTGATGGACTCAAATTCAGCCTGAGTAGCTCCTAAGTTTTGCATCTTTATTTGAAGCGGCAGTTCAATGGCTTGTCTTTGATCAGCTAAATTTAATCCATTGCTAACGAGTTGGTTTAGACCGGTCCAAGCCCGTTTTTTAAGGTTTATTTTTTTTATGCCGTCGCTGAGTTGCTTTAGCAGTTTTTGACTTTCGCTGAGTCCCTTATTGTATAATTTCTGTTTTAAGGTTAAATTCTGGGTCGTTTTTTCCGTGTGTTTGAGGGATTGGTCTTTATCCTCAAGCAACTGATTGGCTTTTTGGACTTCATCGCTAAACGCCTGTTCTAAAAGAATAGTACGGGCTAGGTTCATTTCAAAGGTTTGGAGCGCTTGATTTTTAGCTTCTAGCAGGTCGTGTGCTTGCGCCTCATAAGCTTTGAATTCTTGAACCCAAACAGACGATTGATTGAGCTTTTGATCGATGTTTTGTCCTAATAAGGTGGTATAGGACAACTTGTATTTGATATGGATCGCCGTTTGTAAAGATGGCATGAGTCACCTCCCGGTTAATTTCTTTTTGCTTTTTTAAGTGCTTTTTCCGCCTTTTTCTCGTGTTCCAACTTGATTTGAATGGAGGCGATCACAAAGGCTTTTTCTTTGCTGGGTAAAGCGAGGTATTCATGGGGAAATTTACGTAATTTGTGGAGGCAATAATGGGCGATATTCGCATCCATATCACCTCCTTGAATTAGTTTTTTGCGTCTTCTATGGTTTCTTCTAAGTCTTGACTAAAGCCTGAGATTTCTTGTACTTTTAAGGTTAAGTTGGCATACTCTCCGGCTACGAGCATGGCTTGTAACAAGTCTTCGGCTCCCATGACCTGATAACTGGCTTGTAATTGTTCTGACTTTAAGGGAGGGAAGACGACACTTTCAACGATCATTTTGGAGACGAGCTGGTTTTGATCGGTTTCATCTTTGTAGCCGTTTCTCGTTTTTATACGCTTGGTACACGCTTTTCTTAAGCCTTCTATTTCTTTTTCGGATAAGGCTTTGAGTTCAAAGGCGACCGGATTTCCATCGTCATCTTTGAATCTTTCACTGATGATGACTTTTTGATTGGGTACGATTTCTGCGTTTTCTTTTAAAAAACTTTTAAGTGTCATATTCATTTACTCCTTATTCTCCAATAATGGGACTAAAGCGATTTAAGAGGTCTGCATCTTCAAAGGTGAAGTTGACTTCTTCTTCCATCGCTTCTTCTTCAATGTCTATTTTTGATAGGATCACGTTATCTAAGTTACATCTTTTTAACAACAGGGTCTGACGACCGATGTGACTACCAGGGTCCATATTTTCAATGACGAGATCAAAATACGTATCGACGCCTGTTTTCATATATTTTAACATCATGTCGCGAAACAGCGTGGTGCAGTAGTAAATGGTCATGCTACCGGTTCCGTTCCAACCGCCCGCTTTATGTTTTTTCCCTGTTTGCCCGAGGACAGATAATTCCACTTTGTTTTTTTCCACCGTTGCCTCAATATTTTTGGCGTAAAGTAATTCTTCTCTACTTCCATCAACGGTAATGTAGGCTCTTCCCAAAGCTCCAAATATGGTATCAAGTGCTGCTAATGTTTTTTGGCTCATCTTTTATCCTCCTAAAGTACTTTGACTGTCATATATAGTTTTTCCATTGAACCGACCGGTTCGATGTATTGATCGACCACCACATCCCCTTTATCTTGCCCTTTGATGATGGTAATGTCTTCTGCGGTAAAGTTTGTAATGGCTCCCAGCGCTTGTAATTTTTCATTATAGTTAATGAGTTCTACCTTGAAAAGATCTCGTCCGAGTTCATCATTTTGGATTTGACCTAAGAAGAAATCACTAAAGATTTGCGCCGTTCGATTACCTATTTCGTCTAAAACTCTGATGACTTGATTGTTGCTGAAGTCTTGGTTTTTATGAGGATGAAAGGAAGTGAATGTATTGATGTCTCTGACGACTTTCATGTGATCTGTTTCACCATAGAAAACAAATTCTCCATTAACAATGGCTTCTTCTAATTCTCTTGGGGAATATTTTGAGTTGATCGAAAGTGTCCCGTGGTAACGACGATTGGTCAGAGTCTCATTGACTTGTGCACCACTGCTCATCCCCGCCACCCAATAAACTAAGGCTTCCTTATGCGTTCCTGCTACTTCATTTTTAACAGAGATGATCCCTTCAAAATCAGCATCGGAATATTTATGAAGGACGGTCGTTATTTTAAAGCCTTCCTCATCTCTTAGTCGCTTAGTAAAGCTAGTAAATAAGCCTTTTGTGACCGGGTCGGAACCGGGATAAAATAAAGTGGTAAAATTTTCTTTTTCAATGAAGCCTAAAAACGTTGTGTAATCATTTCCTGTGACAGCTTGATTGGTTCCCCCTTTTAAGTTGATTCCAGCTGTGGTCTCTGGTTCTCCTTCACCGATGAAAGTCACAAAATCGTTAGGTTGTAACGCTTCTAAATCACTGACTCTTTGGGAATCAACTTCTATGTTGTCAACGCCTAGTAAGGTTGTGACGAGATAATCATTTTCGTCGTCCATATAAGGTTCGATGATGATTTTAAGATCATTCCCTCTAATACCTGGATATAAGGCTTGCACCGACAAGTCTCCAATGCTTGCAACCGCTTTGGTTCCGCCTGCTGGTCGAAAGTATTTTAAGGTCTTTGCACCTAAAAATAGTTCTCTGACATAGACTAGCTCTGGATCGGTAAAACTGTATCCGAAAAGGGTTAAGCTGTTGGTTTGAAAGTCTTGATTGTCAACCGTGACGATCTCACCGGCAACCCCCCAATCTAAGTTTAAGAGCCCGGCAACGATGCCTCTAACGCCTAATGACGACATGGCTCTAGGTTGTGAAACAAAATTAAGATAAGCTCCTGGTAAAATTTTATTATGACTGACAAATGTTCCTCCGCCTGTTCTCATATGACACCTCTTTTTTTAATTTTTCTGCTTTTTTATTAGTCTATCTGTTTCTTTTTAATGTTAAGGGTCCAATGGTTAACCTGTGTAATGTCATTACTGTTTTATATTTTTTAACTGCCGTTTTTTATGCCACTGGTTTGTTCTAACGTTTCCATGACTTGTTCGTCGTCTTTAACGAGGAAGTGGTAGTCGAAATTCAGATAAAACTGGAGGGCGTTATCCATGATGGTGTACTCCATCTGGCTTCCTCTTTTTTTGTTTTTTCCGACGTCTAGCCATTCAAGTAAGAATAGTAAGTGTTCACCGACTTCTATACAAGCTAACGTTAAATCATCCTGTTCTTCGGGATCATAGTGAATACAAAACGCTTGCTTTCGTTCATATCCCCTCACGCCAATCTTTCTTTGTTGGGTGCGAATTAGCTCGATATAAAAGCAAGGTCGTTTACTACTTTTTGGCTGGCTTCCAATCTGGACGTCAAATCCATACTCGCTAACTAAGACTTCACTTAAGCTAAGCAAAAAATCTCGACTTATTATTTTTCCTTCCATTTAACCTCCCCCTTTAACTGAATTTAATGGCAACTATTTATTTTCTTGTACGGTCTACCTCCCTCTCACTCCTTTTTATGTCGCCTGTTTCTACGCTTAATGTCTACTTTCTATGGGAGACCTTGGATTTAATCACCTCCATGAAGCAAAACTTTAAATCGTTTAGCTTTATTAATTCATGAATCAGAAAAAGCCAAAGAGAAATTTCCTTGGCTTTTGTTCAATTAATTAGAGAGTTATTAATTTGTAACTTAAAATCTTGTGAGAGTGTTCAGAGCAAAGTCACTTTACAGCATCCCAGGCGTACGCTAAATGCAGCTCGCATCTACATTAGGTAGCGGTTAAGAAACAGAGCACATTAACACTTAATAAGGAAAGTGTTACACACTAACTTTAAGTAGATTTTTAAGATAATGAGGTAAATCTTCGATTAATAGAGAGGATCACTCTTATTTAGCTGAAATACAAGGAGCTATTTTCCGTATCTTTTTTTAGTGTCCATCATTATGGACTTGACGGATGTTACAAAAATAAAAAAATTAGACCTTTTCTCAAACAATTCTTAATATTAAGGTTCATGCTCGCTTCTCAGTGGATGTTAATGTCTTTGCTTTAATCGCCTCTCACTTTTCTCTAATTAATGGTGTGTGTTCCAGTTTAACGACATAGAGGTCGAGCTTGATCTTCTTTCATCAAGTAGCGCCTGTTTTTCACGTTACTGCTCGCACTTGATATTAAGCTTTTGATACTATTACCTTAACACGTTTAGTTATAGTTTTTTTACCTATTTTTTGCTAATTCTCTTCGTGATTAGAACTAATCTGGGGTTTATTCCGTCTTGTGTGTTAGCTTTCAGTACCTGTTCGTTTATCGTCTGCATTTAACAATATATTCACTGCTTCGATAAAGTCGTCTGGTACTTGATTGAGCTGAATTTTTCCTTCGGTTAAGGCTTTCTTATACATAGCGATTAATTCTTCTTCCACCTTTTCTCTTATAGAAATTGGAATGTTAGCCGTTGTGAGTTTATTTCTAAAGATTAAAATTGCAAAGCCTTTAATGATTGAATTTAAAAGACTGGAATCTTCTTTACGTAGCATTCTTCCATTTTTTTTAGCAGTTAAGTTTTCAAGGGTAAGTTTTAAGTGCAGTAACTGGATCTCCATTAAATCTTCATGGGTAATAGGAAGTTGGGCGTCTGTTAGATGAGGTGATTCTTCAAGGTCTTGTTGTGACGGAGTAGGTTTAGTAAAGGTTTGGGTTTCAGGATCATATTCCCACCCTTCTTGTACGTCTGGTTGGTTAGTTATATCGACCAAAATGATTTCCTTGCCTTCTGGGTCTGGCGGATAGTTCGGTATACTTTCCGCTTCAAAAATCCAATGCGCTTTATTATTTAAGATTTGTACAATTTTCATGTTTTTTAACTCCTTTCTACCATTTGATAATGACAAGCCCGTTACCACCGTTACCACCACTGCCGCCCCAGTAGCCATTGTTTCCATCCCAAGCCGTGCCAGCTCCGCCTCCGCCAGCACCATAAGCTCCACTACCACCACTACCGCCACCATTCGATCCCCGATTAACCGTTGAGTTGCCAGATCCACCACTACCACCGCCTCCGATATTGGTTGCCCCCGTTCCATTGCCACTACTACCACCGATTCCACCTGAACCAAAGATGCCACCGCCACCGGCGCCACCTCCACTAGACATTCCTGAAGCGCCACCGCCGCCGCCTCCACCTAATGAACCGCCGCCGCCACTTCCGACCGCATACCGGATATTAGGGGCAAAAGCTGTACAATTCCCTGGGGCGCCTCCGGCTCCCCCAATCCCACCATTTCCACCCCATGTACCATTTAAGTTCCCAGCTACACCTAAAGTTGATGATCGACCTCCGGAACCGCCACCCGTACCACCGCTAGCACCCTGTGTATTATGGGTTGCACCACCGCCGCCATTTAAAGTGATTAAGTTTCCTATTACGGTTGCAGCACCAGCTGCACCATTATTTTCAGTAGTATTAGATGTTGAACCGCCGCTACCTCCTTGACCTACTGTGATTGCAATTGACTGACCAGCAACGACAGAAAAAGGGCGTTTAATAATGGCTGCCGCTCCGCCTCCACCACTAGCTCCCTGTGGTGCTGTCCCGGTATGTGCCCCGGTTCTACCCGCTCCACCACCCCCACCGCCGCAAGCCGTTACACTAATTTCAGTGACACCTGCTGGAACCGTCCAGGTATGATTCCCTGGAGTGGTAAACCAAGCTTCTCGAATGCCGTTGACCGTCGTAGCTAGTTTATCTGGGGTTACGGCACCGTCTGCTAGCTTTGCAGTGGTAATGGCTTGATTCACTATCTTATCAGTCCCTATCCCACCTTCTGCTCTGATCTCATCTAGCAGTTTTCTTTCTGGTTCTGAGAGATGGACGACTCGATCTTCTTGATGTTGGTTAAAGTTATTTTGGCTAACGAAGCCAGCAAAGGCAAAGGTTACTTCGATCTTTGCATTTTCTTGATGAGTCACAAAGAGGGCTAATTCATGGAGATGGATGGTATCCGCTACTTCGAGATGAAGCGGTGGCGGTAAAATATTGTCTGTATCTGCTCCTTCTAGCCAAGCATAAGCAAAAAAAGTGTCTTCGGCATAAAGACCGATTTCTCTGATCGGAACAGGTTCTGTTAACCCATTATTTAAGGTTTGAATGGATATTTTTAAAAGACTGGGATCTCCTTCAATAAATTCTCGTTCGCCTAGTAGGGTGTTGACTTCTACAGGCGCGACCAGTGCCGTGATATTGCTTTTGTCTTTTTCTTCAAATACACCCTCTCCCATAACGACTGAGTTGATTGTTACGGTTTCACTTTTTGCGAGAGCTTGGGTGAGTAAGCTGGCTCCAGCATTGGTTAAGATGGTTTTAAATCTAGCCATTATGATACCTCCTTCAGGTCATAAATTTAGTTTTATTGGAAAACAGAACGAACACTGGACGCTCATTCTGTTTCCGTGTTGTTTTAAGATGTTCTTGATTTTTTTGCAATTTTATTAGTATAAAGCTAGGCTGTTCTTTTCCACATATAGACAGTAATATAAGGTTGTAAATTGTTATGGGCTAGCCCCCCACCAGCAATAGATGTTTCAACGCCCTGATCATAGATTAAACCTCGACCATCAGATGAATAATCATTTCTTAAAGCTGTTCCCGTATTACCGGTTGTTACACGCTGTACGTGAGTATGACCAGGAATTTCAGGAACTGTGAGTGTATGTGTTTTTGCGCCACCAGCTTTTTCTATAGTATTAAACTCTGCTTGAGTGGTATCGATACCGACCAAAGTTCTACCCGTAGCAAAAGCGGTCCAAACACCACCAAATAAAGTGCTGGGACTGGTGTTGACGACACTTGTATAAATAGACCCAATTGGATACATTTTTAAAAAGACTTCATTAGCTAGTTTATCCACCGTAATCGCCTGATCGGCAATCCGATCTGTGCTTAATTGGCGGTCATAATAGACGCGGACATCATCAAATTTAATAACAGAAGTGGCATTGGTTTGATAGTGATATAAGGGCAGATCATATTTTGCTCCTTTGTAATTTAAATCTTCTGCGTCCAGTATCGTTTTCGCTGTAAAACTTAGCTCACTGCCCACTGATTTTGTTAAATCTAAACTTAAAACTAAGTAGCCCTGACTATTGATGGGAAGCTGACAACTAATTTCAGCTTCCCCATCATTTACTAGATGGCGACCATAAACAGCGCCTTGCCCAGACCCTAGCTGAGCCATTAGACCGTTTAAGGTCACTTCAAATTTAGCGCCATAAGCATTAGAAATATAATGGTTGGTATAACCGCTAAGGGTATAGTAATGGATTCCATCTTCTTTGGCTAAAATATTGAGATTATTATCGTGCATAACTTTTAAGGTCATGAGTTCAACTCCTTTTCAATAAAATTTTGTTTATTTCCATAAATATCAAAAATACGGTGCGGGCAATAGGCTCGTTCATCAAAATCTTGATGAAAGAATACGGCGCGCTGGTCTAGATTATTGGCTGCCAATGTTTTTTTAATCCAATGAAGGGCTCTTTTTTGTGCCTGTAAATATAACGCTAATGAACATGTGGAGCGGCAAATTTCCACAGCTATTGTCTCCTGATTGCCTCGATCAAAGGCTTTGCCAGTATGAAAGCAACCTCTGGTTAAGGGTAACGCCTCGACCACTTCATTTTCATCAATAAACACGTGAGCGGCAAAATTTATCGCTGATTGTTCCATCCGTTGTAAGTTTTCCAGAGCTGAATATGCATTATTGGTATTATGAATGGTGATGCCACGGATGATGGGTTGTTGGTCCATACAAAATTGTTTATAACGCTTGTTTGCGATCATTGCACATTCCACCTTTGTGATGCTTTGGTCCGAACTTTACCGAAAATGAGTTTAACTGATTTGATCTTCTCATTAGCTTCTTTAACAAACTCATAACCCGTTAAAATGGTTTTATAGTAGCGATTATTAATCCAAATATCAAACCTTTGACCTAAAGACATCTCTTCAAATTTGTATAAATTATTAATGATCATTTCAATTTCTAATTTATGATTGTACATATCGTCTTTTAAATGATTAGCAATAAGGTTCTCGATAGGATCATCGCTAAACTCAATATTTGTTTTGACTACCGCATATCGCGTCAGTTCATTAGGATCATCGGTAATCCCATTGCGACTGCCAAACCAAGTGCCTCTAAATTCTTTTGTCTCATCGCTATAGACCATTAACTTATTAATTTCATACACTTCTTCAGTGGGTAACATAATGGGTGTATACACGGTATTATCAATCATCTTAATTTTCGGACGGGTATCGGTTTTGATTTCTAACGTGGGTTGCGCTTTTTCAAAGGGAATAAAACACTCCACAAGAATGCCGTAATCATCAAATAATTGATAAAGAAAGGCTTCCAAATTAATAATCGTTTTTTCTTCTACGGAGGGCAAAATTTGTTTCTTCCCTGCTTGGAAGCGGATTTGGAAAGGACTAAAAATGGCTTTAATAATGGGATCCTGGTTTTTTTGAAATTGGGTTTCAATGAGATGGGCCACGGTTTCTTCGATGGTTGCTTTATTTTCAATTTGGTATAAGTAATTATCATCGAATAACGACATGATTTGCTGACATTCAATGAAGTTATTTTCCATTCTTACAATGATTCCTGTGTACAACTTAACGCCGTAGGCATCCATCAAGATTAGTAGGTCCCCGATTGAAATGGCAGAAGGCACCCGATCCACTTTAAATGTGGACAGGGCTTTTTTTAAGGCATCTCTTCTAACCGTATATTCTAAGGCGCGTAAGCTTAAAATGACCGTGTCTTGGATGGCTAATCGACTTTTGACATAGATGCGATCATACGGCTTTTTAGACTGTAACATAACGATCCCTCATTCTAATGGTTATTTTGCCAGTGAAGTTATTAGCAAATGTAAATTTTAAAATATTTTTACCGGGGGCCAAATAAAGAAACGTCAAATACGTTTGACCCCTTGTGCCGATACTTGTATCTTGATAACTGACGGCATTGGGTAAAAAGGCACCATTTTCAGCCAGTTGAATACTTTCATTTAAGTCTTCCGAATTCACGTACACATAATCAAAAGTCCCTAGAAATTTCCCGATGCCATATTGATGAAGCTGATGATCAAATAAGCTGTACGTTGGATCCTCGCATTTTCCGTCAATTTCCATAACAAACGGAATACTAACATTGGAATTATTATTGACCTCAATATGATCGATATCATTGCCAGCGTAATGATAAGGTCGGTTTAATTCATAGGATTTTCCATTCTGACGATTTGAATGGACTTCAATAACCGTTTCCTCACTGGCTTTCCACAAGGTTAAAGGCGTGAGGGTGAGGGGACAGGTTAGGGTTTGGTAATCTAAGCTTATTTCTGTTTTATCAATATTCGATAAGAGGACCTCTTTGAAGTAAGAGTCTACCGCCATATCAGGGGTTTGATAGTGGAGATAAAGCGGAAATTTAGAGGTAAAAGCGAGAAACTTTTTGTATTGGTCGTAAGCTTTTGTATTGTTTTTACTATTGCTAAAGACTAATTCTAAATTGATATCTTTTAGCTCCCATTGAAGAGAATCGGCTAAATGGGAATCACCCAATCGGGTTAATGACAGAATAGCGCTTGCTCCTAAACCACTAGGATTAATGGCTAGCGCCCCATTAAAAAAGTCCGTCAGATCGTAGGATTCATTTTGACCGTTGACTAACCAAAATTTTCTATAAGCCAACCCTAAAACCTCCTTCCTAAGTTTTCATCGACCACATCGGTGATGACATCACCCCATCTAATAATTTCGGCGCGGTTGATTTGACTGCCGTTGTTATGTACGTTAATATGAGTGGTTAAATTTAATGTGTTAGCAGGTCCAGTTAAATCGCCGTAACCACCGCTGGAGAATAAAAAGCTGCCGACACTGCCAAAGAAATTACCAACGGTGCTAAAAACAGAACCTACAAGATTAGCGAGCCATTTAACGGCATCGAGAACTTTATTAATGACCGTTAAAACGCCATCAAACGCTTTTCCAACAGCATCAATAACGCCAGTGTCTTTAAGTAAATCCCAAAGTTGCATTAACTTTTCAAATAAATATTTAATTCCGTCAAATAAGAACCCGACGACGCCACAGACAAAATCAAAGGCTGGTCC